AAAAAAAAATATTGAAGGAGGTACTGATATGAGAGTACTAGAAAAATTAACTATGAAAGAAAGAAAAAGTTTGGTGTGGGCTGCTGCCTACGACTACAGATTCGTAAGAGCTGGTCACGTAACTAGCACTTACTTTATGATGTTAGAAACACTATTAGATTTAATTATAATCCAAGAAGGTGGTCAATTTAAAGACGCCGAAGAATGTATTATAACTTTAAAAGCTACCGCTTGGAACGGTAGATATGCACAAACTTCCACTTACAATTACACTAACCATAGTTGGTGTGGTCCAGATTACTATGGTAAGGAACAAGGTTCTTATTTAGGTTGGAACCTTTTCAGAAATATAACTGAACCTAATACAGCACTGATAGATTGGTTAGCGTCTATTGACGCTGTAGCTTTCTATATGGCTATGGATAATTGTTGGACAGCTAAAGAAATAATCATCAATGGAGTGACATATTGGAAGGCACACGAAGATGAAGATGACGAAGAATAGAAATATTAGTGGGGTTTCGGCTCCACTTTTATTTTTTTTTTTTCTATGTTCCACGAAATAGCTTGTTTTGGATATATATTATAAATATGATAAACGAATTAATATTAAAAAGGAGGAATAGTTATGAAATTATATAATTTTGACATTAGTTACAAAATACCAACTACGATGGAAGCAGAGCAGTTTATCACAATGGTACGCTGTACACCTGTTATAACTGGGGGTAGAACTTATGAAGAGTTTTGTGAATATATCCGTCATGATTTTATAGGTGAGATTATAGATTATGCTCATATATTTGATACAAGACTTCTATACCGTATGGTAGAGAGAATCTTAAGTGAAAATGAAGATTTAAGAAAGGATTACAATACCATGATAGAGTATTGGAAACGTCACGGTATTGAGCTTGATAATATCAAGAATAGATGGATAATTATTGGCAAGACTTGTTACAGATGGGATTCAGAAACTAATACATATCACATGAAAGGAGTAGATGAAGATGAGAATACCTACAGAGAAAGTCGTAATGAAAGGGTTTAATATGATTATAGATTTAGATACAGCTAAACCTTATGAAGATGTAAGAAAAGCTTGGAATAAGTATGTAAGATATGTGAAGAAATACGATAGAAATGAGTATTTCAAAATAGTTGATAAACTATTGAAAGCTGATGAGAATTTAGATATAAAGGTAAATACGAAACTGGAGCTAATTGAGTCTACATTAATTGTAGGGAGATATGTAAGGGAGGCATAAGATGTTAGTAAGAAAGGAAGCAATAGTAAAAAGACTTTGGAGTGAAATACAAGATAAAGGATTACCTTTAATTGCAACTGTAAGTCCAAACTTTCCAAAGCTGTTTATAGATGAGTATTGGGATATGGATAAACTTAATACTCCAGTAGTTTGTACAATAGATAAAGAACCAATAGCAAGAATGCCACTTGCTAAAGCTATACTTAATATGCTTATATTTACTGAGCTTAAAAGATTTGATATACTTAAAGGTCAGTATGATAACTATGAAGATTATATCTTTACTGAGTCAGGAAATATCAAATCTCAAGATAGTTATATAGATATGGTAAAAGATGATTGCTTCAATAGAATGGGAATGAAGTTCTTTGAAGTAACTGAAGTGGTTGGAAAGCTTCGGGAAGCATTCGTTCAGTTTGCTTGGGTAATTGACAGTAAGAAGATGATGGATATATCAATGCTTGATATATTTGAGCTTTGTGATGCTGACGATACTTTAAGAGACTGGATATTAAATGGTCCTATAAAGCGTGATGATATGTCTTTATGGGAAGTTGAAGAACTTAAAAAGCATACTTTGGATTATATAGAAAAGGTAGTTGCTGAAAAGAATATTCAACCTTTAAGAAGTTTACTAGAAGCTGGAACTGGGGTAAGACTTGCTCAATTTATAGACTGTCTATTTATGATAGGTACACGTCCTGACCAAGATGAAGTAATACCTAATATTGAACCTGAGTCTTGGCTTCGTGGTATACAATCTGAAAAGAGTTTCTATTATGAGTCATATATATCAAGATGTGCAACTATTATAACTAAGCTTGATATTCGTGACCCGGGAGCTTTCCAAAAGTATATCTCATATCTTAATAACTCAAACTATCTACATAAGAATCCTGAGTATATGTGTGATAGTATTCACTATAGAGAATATGAGATAAAAGACCAGCATGACCTTGATATGCTAAATGACAGATACATGATTACAAATGATAATCCTAAAGATGTAACTGTTATTACAAAGGATATGACTGAGCTTATTGGGAAGAAGATAAAGCTTCGTTCTCCATCTACTTGTAACTCTAAAGAAGGTATCTGTAGATATTGTGCCGGTGAGCATATATACTTTGACAATGTCTATGGTCCTATGGGAGCAAATGCAAATCTTGGAGTTAAGTTTACAAAAGAGTATATTGGAGAGAAAGGACAAAACTTCTTATCATCTAAGCATAATATGATTACTATTATAAGAAATATCAAGTTCTATCATGATAAGTTTATAGTAATAGATGTCAAGAATATTGATATAATATATGTAAACGGAAGTATCGTTATAGATGAAAAGTATAGAGTTGAAGACCCAGTTAAAGATATGACAAGAACCCTATACTCAGGATTTAAAGTGGAAACTGATGGTGGTATATATGAAGTAACTTCAGATGGACTTCTTGAGCTTCGTGAAGACGGAAATCTTCATGTAATATATAAGAATATGAGAAAGTCTAAATCTTATATAGATATAAAAGCTATACTTAAAAGACCATTTGATTATAAAGACCCAATAACTGAACTTAATAAGGTACTTGAATCTCCTTATATAGTTGGAGAAACTGTATGTAGAAATCTTATCTGTAAGCATGTTGATGATGGCACAAAAGATGGATATGACGAAAAGATGGATTTCTCAAAGCCTTTGAAACCTAACGAAAGCTTGAAGTTTATGAGCTATATAAACGGTATTAAGAAAGCTCCGGGACTTGTAAATAAGCTATGCTTTGGATACTTCAATGAAATACTTGTAGACCCTGATAACTATGTAGAAGCTCCGCCTATGAACTATGACGCTTTATACGCTGATAGAAGTAATCACGAAGCTTACGTTGAAGAATATAAAGAAAAGTACAAAGAAGAGCTTGAAAAGGAAATGGAAGAAATACTTGAGTTTAGAAAGAATAATAAATAAGGATATATATTATAAATTAAATACAAGAAAGGAGTGGTTGAAATGGAACCAAGAATAAGAGTAAATGATATATTAGAAGCAAAAGATATGTCTGATTGTCGTGTACCATTTGTTAGATATAACGATGAGGAGCTATCAAAGAAATACGGTATATCCGATGATGAAGTAAATGCTGTAAGATGTATGAACCCGCAGGTAGTTGAAAGCCTTAAGATTGTAGTACCGACTAAGGAGTTCTATGAAGATATGGGTTATATTGTGGAAGACTTTGCGAAACTGAAAGCACATATTATGTCAAATAATCTATCAGATAATCTATCAGATGAAATAATGGCAATACTTTTGGATAACTTTGGAGAGAAACTTCAAAGATTTCAAAAACGTTATGGTAATACAGAAAAATTATAAAAATAAATAGGAGGAATAAAGATGGAAGAAAGAGTATTATCGGCAAGAGAGGTAAATGCAAAAGTAGGTTTAGCGATGTTTACAAAAATCGCTTTAGACAAGATTTTATCAAAAGGTGAAAAGAAGGAAGATGTACTAAAGTATGAGCCACAAGCTGTAATGGATATGCTTAATGATATCCACGAAAAACCATTAGTATTTACAATGGTGGACTTTGTTAGTGATACTTTAGTAGGAAAGGTTAGAGATAAGGTACTGTCTAAAAGAAGAGGAGATAAGCTTGTTGATATGATTCAAAAGCTAAGAGACGGTCTTAAACCTTATGAAGTAAAAGAACCTAAGGTTGGAACTCACTTTGGTAAGATAGACTATTACCTTAATCAATTAGAAGGTATGGGTACTATGATTAAACTGATGTCTGAGAGTGCAAAAGAATTAGAAGGTAAGACAGACATCAAAAAGATGGATGAAAAAGAAAAAGATGAGTTAAAGAAAAAGCTAAAAGATATGATTTCGTATGCAAGAATTATATCATCTCTATTTAAAGAAAATAAAGATGTTGTAAAAGCTTATGAAACAGATGCAAAAGAACTTTTAGAAGTTCTTGACCCAAAAGCAAAAGAGGAAGAAGAAAAATAAAAAGTGGGGAGAAATCCCCACTATTACTTTAATAAAAGGAGGAGAAAGATGAGTTTACTAACACTGATAGCAGCAACTGTAATGATGGATGATATAAAAAGGATTGAAAGAGAAAAGGAACAAAAGAGAATTCAAGATGCAAAGGATAGAGCTGATGACAGGCTTAGAAGAAAGATAAGAATTCTTAAAGAAGAATTTGGAGAAGATGCTGTAAATAAAATAAAATTTTAATTAAGGTTTTTAATATATAAGGAGGAATAGTTATGAGTTACAATGTAAATGATTTAGAAATGATACAAAGTTTTATTATAAGAAATGAAGCAGCTTTAAGAGAAAGTTTAAAATATGATACTTTAGATAAGTTACAAAAGGAAATGGAAAGAGAAATATTATATACAAGACATATTGAGTCTGGAATGCCTAGAGTATTCATATCATCTCAAGAAGATGAAAAGAACTTTAAAGACTTTGGAATGGCAACTGGAATGGTAGCAGTTCTTGTGGATAAGAATGAAACTATTGATATACAAGGTATTAAGTCTTCTAAGAATAGAATGACTGCCATGGTTATAAATGGTGTAGGACTTAACCAAATAGATGCTGAAGTATTAGGTGAACTTATAGTTTATAACGACCTTATAAAGCTTGATAGTTCAAAAGACTTAGTAGAACTTGCAAGAGCATATAGAGCAAGAGAAGTGCAAGATGGAAGTAAAGTTGTGTCTACAAGACCTGCACCAAAACCTACAGTTGAAAAGGAAGTTATAGATACAGCTAAGTTTAAAGAAATGCAAGAAGCTATGGACAAAGAGGCTGAAAAGGCTAAAGAAGCTATGGATAAAATGGTTGAAGATGCTCAAAACTTATTAGGAGTTAAAAGCGTTGAAGATACTGTAGAAGACCAAGTGAATGCTGAGAAAGAAAAGAAATTCACATTTAAAATGAATTTAGATGCTCTTAAAGAAGATAATAATAATGCAGCACCTAAGCTTAAGAAAGCAGGAAGCAATGGTGTTAAGCCTAAATTCACAGGATTTGAAAACCCACAATTTATGGCAGAAGATGGAAAGGTAAATGAAGAAGGAGTTCCACTTAAGTTCGCTTTAAATGATGTAGCAAAAGAAGCTGTAAAGGAAAAGGGTGGAAGTATAAAGCTTGAAACTATAGTAAGTCCTGAAACTTTGGAAAAGTTCACAAGAGGAACTCATGATGCGACTGAAGATGAGTTGAAGGCTTTAAATGAAGCTCCTGCAACTCCTACACCTGTAGAAGATAAAGTCCCTGATTTATCACATATATACTTTGTAGATGAAGATAATATGTTATCAGGAGTTTCAAGAGATGAAGAAAGTAGAGAATTCATAAGAAAGAATTGGGATAACTTAGTTGCTGACGGTAACTACATAGTTATAGAAAATGGTTCTATGAGAAAGCTTGATGGAAGCTATGAATTTACTTTAGAAGAAAGAGAATACTTAGTAGACCAATTCAGAAATATAATAACAGACCCAAATCTTGATACAAGTCTTATCCCACAAGAAGTATTAGATGTTATGGAGATGGAAGTAGAAGATTGGGACAATAATCAAAATATTGACAATATTGATTAGGAGGAAATATGAAGAACCAAAAGTTTGTATTACATAAAGCACTGCTTGATGCTTACTATACACTTATTGTAAAAAGAAATAAGTTAGAAGCAAGTCTTGAGAAGCTAGATATCAGTCCTGATATCGACGCTTGTTGGGAATACTATAAAGAGTATAGACAGCAATACAAAAGCTTAGAGGAAGCTTTCATGTGCTTAAAACGTACATCTGAAGCTTATAAGCAAGGAATTAAGAAAAGATTAGTTAAAGGTAGTAAAGAAGAAAAAGCACACGGACTATTCCAAATTCAATTCTGCGAATATGGAATTATACACGAAGGTATAGTATCTATATGTGAAGAGCTTGGTATACCTTATGATAAAGTAAAAGAAAAGCTGTATAGATTTATGCAACTCTATCACGGGTTAGAACCTATACAATATGCAAATCCTGAAAAGGCTGATGTACCTATACATGAATTTATGATAGGTGCTTTAAGACAGCAATGGTTTCATAAGGCTTTTTCTATGAATGCTTTATCAACACTTGCTGATATCGTCAATAATAATGATATGAATATTATTGATGATAAATACATTGTACACAAGACAATATGGTAATGGTGGGATTTTCCCACCATTTCTTATAACACACGAAATGATAATGAATTAGGAGGATATAATAATGAGTCGTGTGAAAAATAAATATGAATCTGAAAAAATAATAGAAGAAAGAATTAAAAATAGAGATATATGTGACGAGATGTCTGAAAGCTATTTAGAATATTCAATTTCTGTTATATTAGACAGAGCGATACCGCAGTTGAGAGACGGATTAAAACCAGTTCAAAGAAGAATACTGTATACCATGAAGAATATGGATACATTTAAGAAGTCTGCAAGAGTAGTTGGAGAAGTTATGGGACATTACCACCCTAAAGGCGACAGTTCTATTTATGGAGCTATAGTTAGAATGGCACAAAATTTTAGAATGTATGTTCCGTTTATTACTCCACAAGGAAACTTCGGAAGTCTTGATGCTTCGGATTCACCAAGTGCTATGAGGTATAGTGAATGCCATATAGACCCTGTAAGTAAGGATATATTCTTTACCAATAATTTATTAGGAATGGAGTATAAGGATAACTATGATAGTTCAGAATTAGAACCTGTTTGTTTAACTCCGATGTTTCCTGCAATACTTGTAAATGGTACTATCGGTATAGCTGTCGGTATAGCAACCTATATACCAACACATAATCCTATAGAAGTGATTAAAACTTATGAAGCTTTTATTCAAGGTAAGTTAAATAATAACAATATCAGAAAATATCTAAAAGGTCCTGACCCTGTAATACCGTGCAATGTAATTGATGTTAATGGTGGTATAGATAGAGCTTATAGAACTGGCTCTGGTAAATATCATTGTATGTCACACTATCATGTGGAAGATGACACAAGAGGTAAAAAGAAATTAGTATTTACTTCCGTACTACCAAGTAGGTCAAAGGATGTAGATATATTAAATTTAGTCACAAAATGTAGAGACCAAAGAAACCCATTATCTCAGATGATTGCTGATATAAGAGATGAGTCATCTAAAGAGGGAATAAGAGTAGTAGTCACAATAAAGAAAGATATAACGGTAGAAGCAGCTATAGAAGCATTAATCGCCGCCAGATTTTGCTATGATAGCTTTAGTATATCTATGAGAGTTATATATAGAGGAAGACCTATGAAACTTGGTATAATGGATATGATGTCACATTTTCATAGAATGAACTCAGAAACCACAGTTGTGCATCTAACTGCTCTTAAAGAGAATAAAGAAAGAAGACTTCATATATTAGATGGTATAGAGCTTGTAGTAGAAAACTACGATACTATAATTGATATAATAAGAAAGTCTAAAGGTAAGGAAGAAGCGAAACTTGCACTCCAAAAGAAATACAAGGGATTGACCGACATTCAAGTAGCCGCCATACTTGATACTAAGTTATACACTCTTGTAAATAAAGGAGATACAATAAAGGCTGAAAGGAAAGTTATAAAAGAAGAAGTGAAAGAAATAAACCACAATCTTAAAGATATAAATGGATATATCTTAAACTTATTAGAAGACTTAAAGAAAACTTTAAAACCGTATGCTAAAAGAAGATGTGAAATAATCAGTAAAATCCCAAAAACACCCGTTTAGAGATAAATTAAAGGGGGTTTTAAGATGACTGAAAGTAACATAGTACCTTTTGAAGATATAGAAAATCTATTTGCTCCGCAAATAAGAGCATCTTTTGATGAGGTAAAAACTGCTACTGCCAATTTAGAAGTTGCAAACTATGCAAATTCAAAAGCTACACTTATAGCTTACGCATCTGGTAATATAACTCAATATACAGATGAATACATCAAGCCCGACGATTTCTTAGCAAGACAGAAGTTTTGTCAAGATTTCGTCGTTGAGCTTGATAGACTTATAGAAGAAACTTTTTTTGTGGAAGTTCGTGCCGATGATTTAGAAGAGCTATTTAAGATTTATGAACTATTTGTAACTCAAAGATTTACTACTATATCTAAGATACTTCTATATTATATAGTAGAGAAGTTTGGATATGAAGTTATAGATAATACCGAAGAAGCTTCAAGCCTTGCGGTAGAGCTTTTAAATAAGATAGAAGATACAATAGATTTAACTGAAGCATTTGATGATTGGTACTTAGAAAGATGTAAAGAGTTTCATGATAATATATTCTTTGAAACAGCAAGACAAAACTTCTTTGAAGTATTTACATATCAAGAAGGAATGAATATAGCTGAGATTATAGCAAACCCAGTTGTAATTAACTCAGTTAAATCACAAATAATATACGGAAGAGTATGGATAAATAACCAAAAACTTAAGGAGGAAATAAATGGCTAAGAAAACTAAAATTGATAAAGGAAGTGTAGATACTAAGATATTACAAGACTGGAGAACTAAAATAGGAGTTGGACCTGTTATGTTTACAATGTTTATGAATGATGCTAATGATACATTGAAGAAACTTGAGGGTCGTGAGCTTATGGACCAAAAACTTAAGTTTGAAACTAAACTTAATAGAATAAATGCTCTTGCAATAATTGCTATGAATGAAAGAGGAAATGAATATGAAAAGAAGCTATCTTATGATATAGCTAAAAGAGTATTCTTTGATAGTATAAATACCATGACTATGACTTGGGAAGCATTTGAAGATAGAACTTCTCACATGCACGTAAAGGAAGGTATCAAAACTGTATATGATACTTACAACTATTCTAAGCTTATTAAAGATAGTCAAGTAGCAGATGTGCTACCTAAATTTGATACTTTAATAGAGTTATATAAATACTGGTATAATGATACACCTAAAGATGATGAAGCTAGATGGAATGTAGCTATGCAAATATCTGATGTGAGAAAGGCTATAGCTGAGAGAAAATTCAGTGGTTTAAGAAAATTAGGAGCTATGACATCTGAAGAAAAAGAAGATATCAAAAAAGAATACTTAGTTAAGTTTGAATATGATGAACTTGCAAAACTTCACCCAAATATTAAACCTAGAGAATTAAGTAAAGAAAATATAATAGAATCTAAAGACAATATTGATATTGCTTATACTTTAATAAATGATGGACTTATAGTAGGTATGGATGTATTAGCAGCTTTAGAAGGACTTTGTATGCAACTTGGTATCATCTGGAATGATAAAGATATAGTAAATACTGTAGACACTTCTATTGCTATCTTACAGCAATATGTGGATGATTTGAATTTAGATGTAGATAAATTCAATATGGATATAGCTGAGCCTAATATCCAATCTATTACAGATACAGATACATTATTTAAACTTATGGATACTTCTCAAAGATTTGCACTAGATTGCTTTACTCCTGAGTATATCTTTAATGCTATAAGAAGATATAAGAAGTTTAATAAGAATGTAGCTGTTGATGGTGTCTTAGATGAGAAAGTAGAACCATCTCCAGATTGTAAACAATCAGCAGATAACATGGCATTCTTAGGTGTTATGGGTGTAAGACAGCTACATGATAGACTTGTATCTAATTATGGAGATAAGGAAGAAGTAGTAGAAAAAGATGAAAATGGAGAAGAAAAGAAAGTTGTGGATATTAAGTTAAATGGTAAGGTTATAGTAGCTTCTATTATCTATCACTTATTCATAGAAAGAATAATGAAGAACTCTAAGTTCATAAGAGGTTTAGAATGCTTATTTAATGGATTCTTACCAGTTACAGGAGCTGTATGGGAATCATTTGCTCAAAAGCTTGATAAGGCTGTAGAAGGCGTTACAGTTAAGTTTGATGAAGATATGCTTAAAACTTATAAAGAATCTATGGGTGTTAAGATAAAGGATTATACAGAACCTACAGAAGAAGCTGAAGAAATATTAGAAGAAATAGATGAAGAACCTGTGGAAGAACTATTAGAAGAAGCTGGAGAAGAAAAGAAAGAAGAAGTAAATATAACTGTACCTGAAGAATTAATGAATCCTATAGCTAAAGAAATCCCTAAGATTTTAGAAGCTGTAAAGGAAGAATTAACAGGAGAATCTGAAGAAAAGAAAGAAGAACTAGATGAAGAAGGAAAGAAAATCTTAGATGGTATTCAAAAGAAAGTAAGTGATACTTTAGAAAATATAGATGAAGTTGAGAAAAGGTCTAAAGAAGCTTTAAAGGAAATTATGGAAGAAACAGAAAATGAATAATTGGAATGTGATAAACTCTTAAGTGAGTTTATCACTACCTTTATTTAAAGGGGGATTATGGATAATTTTCACGAGAGTATAAAGAATAGATTACAGAATATAAGAATTGAACTTGCTAAATGTAGAATCTTAAAGGAGGATAAAGAAGATGTCGAAGAAGTCAACAGGGATAGGAAGCATACTAAGAAAGGAAGTAAGAGAAAGGGAAAGAGAAAATAATATTTTTTATAGAGTTCCAAAGCTAGATTTGAGTGATAGTAATAAGACTGCTTATAGTATAACTGGGGTTACATCAGATGGGGAAAGACTTGTAGGACATATTGAAGTATGCGATAGAAGTAGTGCTAAATTACCAAAGAAACTAAATGGTAGCGGTGGATTACTATTTGGTGGTGTAAGTCCTGATTATGTAGCACACGGTCTACAAGATGATTTAGAAAGAGTTATGAAGCATTCTGAGAAGATACATCATGACTTATCCGAAGTAATGCAAGGTGCAACTCTAGCTCCTAGAATGGTTGATGGTAAAATCATATCTATGGATTTATGTAAGGACGCTTGTAACCACAAATGGTCATTCGATGCTGAAATATGTAAATTGACAGGAGGAGATGAGATGCTAAAACATCAGTCTGCGTTATCTGCTGTTAAAGAGATAATGAAACAAAATACAATACTATCACTTACAGATGAGCTATGTAGTCTTTCAAATCAAGGGGTATTAACTAAAGAGCTATTTGAAGAAAGAAAGAAGAAGATAGAAGATACTATAGCTTCAATGTCTGAAGAGTATAAAGAAATGAATAAAGCTGTATATAGAAAAATAGAGGAGCATATTAAAGTAATAGGAGATTCATTAGGAGACGAGAAGTAAATGGAAATTACAGATATAAAGGTAGTGAGTAAAAAGAGTTCAAGAAAATTTTTTAAATCTATATGGATAGGCGTTAATAAGAAGGAGAGGGCACTTAGCTATCTTGATACTAAAAAGATATTAAGAAGAGTACCTAAAAACATTATGAAGATAAGAAAGTATTCAAAAACGATTACTTGTGTTTTTGTTATGAACGATGAGTATTTTAGAATTTTTCATGATGAAAAAATACTATCTGTATTTGATACATTAGTTGAACCACACCGTATTAAAAAGAATAATAAATCTTGGGTTAAATATAAAGCTATAATGAAGATACATGATTAAAGGAGAAAAGATTATGAGAAATAAAGGATATTCAAAGTGTAATGGTATAACTAAAGCTATGAGAAACTTAAATAAGAAGTCAAGGGTACTCTTAAGCTACAATGAACTTAAAAAGATATGTAAATGTGCACCTAGAGATATTATGAAGATAAGAAAATACTGTAGGACTATTAAGTATACATATCTATTGCGTTTAGATTATTTCAAGCATGTGCATAAAGCTGATGTTGTAGATTTATGTGACACAACATTTAGTGCAGCTTATCTTAAAGCTTGGCGTAAGGTTCCTACTAAGTATGATATAGTTGTACTACTTAGAGATAACGATGATGTTTATGATTATAAAAGATTGGTATATTAAAGGTTTATGGCAGGGTTTCCCCTGCCATATAACTGTAGTTTACTTTAAATACATCTCTTTAATAATATCAACGATTGCGACACGCACGTATGAGTAATAATGATATCGTTATGACATCAGTATATTGTTTCTGCATTCTACATCAAGAAAACTTTCTTATCAGGACTTTCAAGTGCATCTTTTTTCTCATTTAAAGCGGATATAATCATAGTATCTAAATCATTTGTCGTAAGTGCAACAAATGTCTCAGCTCTTGTATTAATTTGCTTAATAGATAAAGAAGCAAAGTGATTTATGTCTCTAAATCTTGCTTGTTTAGATTTATCCTTTCTATCTGCAAGAAGTATAGCTATCATGTATTCGTAATAATATAAAGGAACATCAAGTTCCATATTTTCACGAGAAGCATTCATATATGCTCTATATACATTTTGATATTCCATATCTTCAAGTATCTGTCCTTGTAAGAATAAGTTATTTATTATTTCTTGATTTGATATAGACTCAATCATGTTATTAGAAGCAAATATATCTCCCTTTTCATATATAAGTCTATATCTGTCTTCTTCTTCTATATAACTTGAGAACTTTGTTTTTGTTGATATACACTGAGTTACATCAAATGCGTCTTTGGGAGAGTAAATCTTCCCAAAGAGCATTACAACTGGTTCAGTATGTATATTTACCACACACTTCTTAGGAGTATGAAATTCAAAAGGTTCTACGACATAGAAGTTAGCGTCTTTTGTATCAAGTCTTAAGTAATCTTTAAAATTCATTTAAACCTCCTTTAAGAATTATTAATCGTACCACTTTTAGTATTGGCATGCGTTCCATGAAGTAGTCTTTTGAATATCGGCTGTAGACCTACATATTCTCTAGCACACATATAGTTTAATTGCATATTACACCATATACCATTTTTTTCTTTAGCTTTACGGTATATATCTGTAAGCTGTACCGCCGTTTGACCATGATATTGTCTTGCGTACCACGCAGTATACCCAATTCTATAAGGTCTATCAGGTTCAACATAAGACACTGTACTAAGACCCAAATTATCATAAGAATTGGATGTTGCGTATCCTATCGCACTAAGTCTCATAGGCGGATACACCCATCCTCCGAAATTACACACGACTTCACGGTCATAAGCAAAACCGTTGTCATACGCATTTTCCCAGTTCTTATCGTAAGGTATTTTGGTTATACGATTTCTTATAGCCATACGGTATAGTTTTAATACATTGTCTTTATCATTAACCTTAGAACCATCTATACGACTAAGCACTGATGTATTATCAGCATAGAATCCATGATGAATGACCATGTGTTTAACATCATCAAGTACACGGAATGGTTTTTCAGGACCAAGTCCAAGCTCAGCAGTTACAAACTTATTATTGTCGTATTCGACATACCCCGGCATTAATATTATTTCACTACCTTTAATTGATTGTCCTTTGTACATTAAGTTTGGAACTCCTTTAGGAACCGCTATTCTTATATTAAATCTTGAGTTATCGGAGTAATCACAGCAAGTACGAGCATACATATCGCTAGTATTGTATTGAGAAGGGTGAAGTCCTAACTCTTTAAAGTTTAAAAATGTCACAGTTATAAACCCAACTCTTTTAAGACCCTTATCATCTATTATAGTTTTCTCATTATCGAGGTACACATCTTGTGAATCTTCTTCTTCAAATCCTATATACACTGTGGGGAAATTTTGTAAATATGTCATAGCGTACATAAACTGTAACGCACTATCATATCCACGACTTCTACTATTAGAACCTATCATAGATTTAGTTATTCCCCAAACCATATCTTGATGTGTTACTAGATTTATCTTATCACGACTATCATAGTCTTCTATTTCCATCAGCTCATATTTAGTCATAATCTCTCTCTTTGTAGCTAAAAGTTTTGAGACTTCTTTAAGAGTCCCATCTGCTGTATTAAAGAATTCTACTTTGGTTCTATAGCTATGGTTCCCTCTACTATTTCTATGTCTAGTAAACTTAGAGTATCTCCCAGTTCTATTCATATCGATATATGACATAGGAGTTAAAGTATACTCTTGCTTGTCGACATTTTTACCATAACCTTTGTACATGTAAGGCTCTCTGAAGTATTGCTTATCTGACTCAGCTGCATGTCGTGCTATTTCAGCATAAGTCTTTGTACCCGTATTGTATATTAGGTTAGCATCGTACATAAGGTCTGCTGGACGCTGAACTTCTTTTCTTTCCAAGTAATTTATCTCTATATCTAAATTCAATATAGCTTTGATGTAGTCATCTTTCACAATACCTGTAGTTGTATTCCCTTCATCTATATATACAGGAATACGGACTTTATTGAACTCTTTTGTTTTAGAAGCTAGTACCTCATATACATATGTGTGCTCAGTTTGTTGTGTTTGCTCATCAAGCACATTTAAAAAAGAGTACAACTTATCTCCATCAAAGTTGTATAGTCCGGTTTTGTACTTAGTATCTACAAATTTTAAAGTATTCCCATTTAAAGGAATATTTCTAATATTGAAACGGTTATAGTTATGAATATATTTCTCATTTCCAACAGTTGTTCCGAGTATTAATTCTAATGACTTGTATAATGACGAATCTACATGCTTCAAATTATGTAAATCAAATGTCCCGATATTATTCATAATATCTTTATTTAGATTGTAGAAACCATGTCTCGTAATATAGTTACGGTTACCAATCATTTCCATCCACCTCCATCTTCAAAATTATCTGAAAGTGCAACGTTGTACGAACCTCCCATTGCATTATTTCCCCAGTGCATCGCTCTTCTCTCAGCCGGTAACAAGAACCCATTAAATCCTCCTACGGATATGATATGCTTTGCGAATGCGGAGTAATTTCTATTTTCAAGTATATAACCGATATAATTACCGTCGATATCATATTTATGATAAGAACTCATAGATGCTGCGGTTATAAACATTTTGTCAGAATTACTACCATACATCACATTACCAACATTATCTGGACTAGCCTGCGGATTTATAAAATTCGGAAATTCTCCTATATAATGTATTGTGTGCGGTGCTGTTCTAAATGTAGTATTCAGTGAGTACACTTCTAAAAATTTATAATCACCATTATCCTTTTTAAATACTAGCGATGGGACTTTTTTGGGAATTGAAAGTTTAACCGTAAAACTTTTCAGAAAATTTGCCCATAAATCTGAATCTAAGAACATGTCTGGCTCATCTGATATAGGACCGCGTATGGGTTTAGTATTAAACGATTCCATATTCCCGGGAATAAAATGTGATATTCCTCTGTATGTACGTATTACTAAGCATCCCAAATAATTGTGGACTTCGTTGTATAAAGAATCGTGGAAACGTCTACCACCACCAATATAACTCGTATAATCATTAGGAACCTTGTTACCGAATACAAATGATACATGTAGTGGAAGAGGATAGTCTGTTGCGTATTGTCCGTATCCGCCATTCTCATCATAAGCACCAGCATATGTATGTCCACTATCACCTACACCAACATCATAAAATCTTTTGCTTCCAGCGTTCCCACCACGAAGTAATTTTAAGTAATCATAATACCCTAAATTCTTGTGAGTAGTTCTTCCTGTATGACAGATAGAGTCATATATCATATCCGCATGTATTATCGTTTTACTTCTATTCTTCGATTTTGCAAATGTCATTTGATATTTACAATGTCTACCAGACAATACATTCGGAATAGAATACGACCTAGCTGGCCACCTAGCACTATCTTGTACCTCAGAATCCACACAATACCTCGATTCTTTATCGCTTCCTGTAAACCTCTTCTCATCATATATCACAAATGGTGACCTAGGATATATGTAAGCACTTTCATATCTATTGTCTTTTAAAGTGTCTTGTGGCACAACGGTATCAAATTCGAGCTCTAAACCAAATAACTTTATGTCGGTTACTGACGCAAAATCAAATTTCATCTCTCCAATATTTGTAGTATTTTTTGGAAGGTCATCGATATCTGTCGTTTTGACAAATAATGGAATATATATAATATATTCACAAAAGTCAGTATAGTTATATCTTTCTATATTTGGTTTCACCTTACTATGTTTTGCTCTAGTTTTAGTAGGGTTATATGGCGAATAGAATGTGCTGTCATCTTTTGAAACGATATCACCAAGATTTACTGTATATCTATATTCACGGAAAGGATTAGATTTATCTAGTTCCGAAATTATAGATTTCAAAGACATTGTCATAAATCTTTCATTGAGACTTTCAGTTATAGCATCTCTAGTTTTAGTATAGAACTTAGGTATTCTAGTTACAACTTTAATTTCTTTACCGTCATTTCCCAATACATAATTTTTATTTTGCATAAAACTTTTAGCCTGAGAGATAGTTCTCAGGTCTAAAAATATTGTATCATTATATTTAAGACTCGTTCCTATCATGGCATTAATGATAGGGTGTGAAAATCCTAAAGCTTCGCTGTACAATGTATCTTGCTCAGCATTATTTAATCTGTCCATTATTTCATTACACCTCCAAGGCATTTACCACCAATATTTATATTACGAAGCATTTGTTGCAATCTTTGGTCACGGTCGTATTCAAAGCATTCTAAATATAAAGTAGCAGGGTTTATAGGTCCACTGACTTCTCCATTTGAATATAAAGCTCCAGCTTCTAAAGTATAAGCAGTATCGTGTATAGATGGTCTTAAGAACCCACCATTATCGTATATACGATAATTGTAGAAATCATACTCACCCCATCTGAAATCTGGAGATTTCTCATAAGATGTCATAAATCCCGGACGAATAAACCCCAGTTCTTTATCTGTATCTTTAAAAATCTCAGATGTTTTTATTTGAGATAAAGTTGGAGCAAAGTATATTGGTGCTTCTAAAGCTTTATTGAATTCTATGTTAGTTTCTAAGAAGTGTCTCTTGACCATATCATGCACTTCAAGTTCTATTTTATTAAAATCTATCTTATTATTGTTAAGCCAACCCCACTTCTTCGCAGCGTCTATATCTTCGACTGTAGCATTCTCACTCGCTCTTCTTATACTGAAGAAATTACCTCCAGCCATTTTTTGATACTTTGGTGCTTTTAGTGTAACCTTAAAGAATACATCGTGTGGTCTTGTTTTGACATCATATGATGTCACGGGATTATTAGATGCTTCTGTTGTTTTTAAATCTTCAGGATTGTGAATCCCATCTTGTAACGTAGAGCCTACTAAACCTGAATATGCTCTTAATACAAGGTATCCAAGTAAAGTTTTAGGTGTTCTCTCATCTATATCATATGTATCTATAGGATTGAAGTTTGAATCAACTTTACATTGCACAAACTCAAAGTCTACAGTAACATCCATAGGATTCGTAAGGTCTTCAGGGTCAGGAGATATTCCTTCAGGAATAACACCATAACTATCGTCTGATGTACGATACTCTGGATGAGTAAATCCTGATGATAGAGGGTAATCAGCTTCTGTGTCATAAACCTTTTCAACTTTAACCCATTCAGCAGGAAACTTTTCTTCTACACCGGGATAATTAGGTTTTGTAGCAAATCCGTAAGCTGAGACTCTATAACGACAATGTCTATTAGGTCTTTTATTTAAACTGTACACTAATCTTTTTACAGCAGTTGTAAAGTCTCCCGGAGCCATCGCTTTATATAGAGATAAAAACTGTCCAGCATCAGTATGGTAAACACCAACACTTGGGTCAAACTCTTGAAGATTCAAGTCTTCTCCGACAAATAAACCTCTACCAGTTACACTAATATGTGTACTTTCTAAATTTTTAGTAAGGTAATCTTTACATATCGGTGTAGGCATAAAGTCTATTTGTACATCTAGGTCTCTAATAAAGGCGACACTATTATAGTGTCCGTCTGTGAATATAGGGATTCTCCAAGTGTTTACTCTAATCTTAGGAACTTTATAACTTCTTTCTGGGGTTTCATCATTATCAGCAACACCAAATGTCATACTTTTCATTTCAAATAGATATTTAGCTAAAGAATGGTCTTTCTCCATACTAGGTCCACTATATGTAAACGGAGTTCTTAATGCACCTCTTAGATATCTAAAACGATTCGTCACATCATATATTGGTAAAGGTGATGTATCAAACTTACAATAATATGTAGCATAAGTTTCAGCCATTCTGGTATTTTCTACTGCCAATTTTGTTAAGTTGAACGGATAATTTATAGCTCCAGCACCTTTATACAATGAGTAATTTGTAGACGAAAGTGTACTTGTATGGTACGTATCACTACTCTCATATTTTGGAATTCCAACATCTTTCTCATCACCAAACCATGCTATTGTATCTCCTAATATGGTATATACCATTTCCGCAAATTCTGAATTTAACTTTTGCATCATTAAAGTAAAGTGTGTATTTGTTATCACATTTTGTGTAGCGTATAAATTTGCTAAGCTCTCTTTTAAACTATAATCAGAGTTATATGACGAACTTCCAAATATACTCATAATCTACCACCTTCCTATTTGTATAGATAGTAGTCAACTCTACAACTATCTTTCTTCACATCTGTATCAAATATTACATATATCTTTTCTCCTATTCTTTTCTTTAGAGTTGGTTGAGCAAAAGTATATGCACGAGATTCTCTATCTTCTATATATAGTCTATAATTTGAGACATCTCCACCATCACTACCTTTAGCTTTAATAGTTAAGTTTAAAACTCCTGATAAGTCAGATAAGTTCTTAACTTCTATTCTTGTACTTGCAGGTATAATAGCTGAATATTCAGAAGCTCCATTTAAGAAGAACACTGAACCTCTATCAACTACATCAGATTTATAAGTTGAATTTAAAGTAAATTCTTCAAACTCAACTTCGGTATTTGAAAGTCTTACTGTATTTTTAAGACACATATATAATTTTCCATTATTTTTATCAATATAAAGTCTTCCCTTTTCTTTATTTCCCACATCTTGTATATGTAGTACAGTTCCATCATTAGAACCTACATCTACACCAAGAACTGAACCTAAAAGGAATTGAAGCTGAGCTATTTGCTCCCAAGCTTTCCCAAGTCTATGGGGATTTCCTTTAGTATCATGTGGAGATAAATCAAGGTTACGTTTAAGTGTATTCATTTAAAAACCTCCTTTAAAATTACTAAAGGGGTGTTTTTGAATGTTTCGACCTCGTTTTTTTTTTGATTATATATAATAAACATAGAAGACAAGAGTAAACTCAATAAGGATTGAGAGCTCGCTGTCAAAATTTAAAAGACTCGGGAGGTCGATAGTTATGAAATATTTATTAATTGAATCATGGACAAAGGCAAATAAAAAGGGATACGACATAATCGCTATAAACCACAATTTGGGAGTTATAGATATATTAGACTTCCAATACACAATGGACGTTAAAGACCTATTGGAAATACTTAAAGAGAATTTTAAAACCCATACATTACATGGTGGGTCTATTATGCGTATAGTTACAAATAATATAAAAGGAGGTAGATATAAAGTAAAATATGTATAGGGGTTCATCCCCTTATTTTTTTTTTTCTACAATCCGCTAAGCATTATTGTAAAAGGAGCGTGATACTATGACTGTAACTGTAAAGATGTACTATATTCAATTTTCACAAGATATGACTGATGAGGAGAAAAGACTTACAAAGATATATAACTGGCATATTCATCAATCTGTATTATCATTAAAGAGGCACTTTGTTCGCGAAGGAATACTTATGATAGATGATACCGAATATAATGATTTTGCTGATGTTGTTGATATTGTAAGTCATACATTTATATTAAATGACAAGTTCTTATCTAATGAAATGTATAAAAATATGTGTGGTGATATACTACCAGATTCAATACCAGAAGTATATGAATTTACAACTAAGTGTGATATTACTGTAGGTGATGTAACTGTGACTAAATATATAAGATATGGTACAGATACAAATAAGCATAAATCTAAATATAAATATTATTGCTATCATGAAATATTAGACAATAATTTTAGTAAATGTCGTAATATAAAAGATATCTAATAATAACAGCATTCTCTTTTTATGACTATATATTATAAACGAAGTAGTACAATATTAAAATTTTTGGAGGTATAAGTTATGAGAAGTGAAGTTATTAATGATTTAAGAAATGCTGTAGTAGGTTTTGGAGAAATACTAGATTTTGCTATTGACGAAAAGAATAGCAGATGTAATGTCTTAATTATTCGTGGAAGTGAATATTTAAGAAATGGTTCAGGATACTTAACTGATGAAGTAAATGCTGAGTTATATGTATCGATGGTATACTTTAACTCACTAAAGGGTATTGATACTATAGTTATTAATACCAATAAAGTAGGAGAAGGGTTATTTGGTAAAGATACTATAAATAGTCTTGTAGAAGCACTGGACCCAATTCTTGAAAAAGAAGTAGGACATAAGCATCATTTCCACATGTTTGAAAGAAAAGCTGATAAAGAGGTAACTGAGAAAGTTACATTCTTTGAAAGGTTATCTAAGTATTTTGAGTTTGAAATTAAAGCCAATAGATTAGCTTTAAGAGATAAGATTATTATGATGTATGTCTATAATAATCTTTGTAAGCTTATGGACAATGATGATGAGTATAACTCAGCTAAAACGAAAGAGTTTCATTATTGGACAAATGACAAAAGATACAACTACACAAAAGGTAAATTTGAGAAAATGCTTACAGTGAAATAATAACAAATGGGAGACAAAGTTCTCCCATATTTTTTAAAAGGGAGTGATTTAGAATGTATGACAAAGATGATTTAAAAATGTCGTTAAAAGCTTATTCAGAAATGGAAGGCTGCAATCTTATGGGGTTTGTGCCTATACTTAAAAAGGCTTTGAGAGAAAGACTTAAAGAAAATGGTATTGATAAACTACCGCCACTTGTTGACGAGAGTTTACAAGATATAGTATCTAAGTGTGTTACTGTGACTGTCGTGGGTATAACAGAGCCTACAAAGATTGAATATAATATAGAAAAGATGTGTAGTGTCTTTGATATATACTTTGATAAACTTGTAAGTATTATAAACTTTACAAATGCTAGACATAATATGATTATAGATGAAATAAAGAAAAAAGAGGAAAAACCTAAAACTTTCTCTAAGGTTTCAAGAATAATATCAAGAGTTATTGAAAGTGATACTGTATGGAATCCTACATATCATGACTTAGAATGGTTTGATAAAATCGATGAAGATATAAATGATGTATTAAAAGATAAGACATTATCAGATTATGAATTTGAGGTAGAGTTTATATCAACTGATACTATGTCTATAGCTGAAGAAGAGAAATTTAAAGTAATAACTGTAATGTATTTTAAACTTACAGAATACATACCAGATGAGGAGTGATATAAATGGAAGAAAAAGATAAGATAGAAATAATGGTGTATAAAGTGAAAGGAATTACTCCGGGAGATTTAAGAGGAAGTTCATTTTACTCAAATCTTACATCTCAAAATCCTGAGATATTATCATTTCTTTGTATGTGTGAATACTTTAGAATTGGTAAAGATGTAAGAGCTGCTCATCTTAAAGCTTTCGATAACTTTTCTATTGGAAACTTTATAGAAAGAATATCTGAAAAATCATCAGATGATAACCATGTCATACTTATTGCAAAATATAATGGTGTAGTTGCAGGAGAGCTTATAGGACTACTTGATGATTGGGGAGTAGAAGAACCTAAAGTTGAATCTTTATATGTAGAAAACTATGCAAGAAAAAGAGGTATTGGGAAAGCTCTAGTTAAAGAGTTTATAAAAAGAACTGAAGAATACGCCAAAGGTGTCTTCTTATCAGAAAAAGAACCTAATAGCATATCAGTTAATATATACGGATACAATAAAGTGGCAATACAGTTATTTGAGAAGTTAGGATTCAAGTCTAAATATAAGGGTAAATTCAATACAATTAATACATACACAAAAACTTTAAATAAATAGGAGGAAAAAGAAATGAATGTAGAAAAATTTAAAAATTGTTTGGAAGAATGTCTTAATGAAGGTATGGAAAAGAATCTAGGATTTTATAAACTTGTAGAGAAGTTTCATGGAACTCTAAGATGCTTTATTAAGGAGAATTATCCTGAAAGATATAAGTTTATCATAAAGAATGAGAATGATGAACTTATCCATGAAACTGTAAGAAATATTGTGGATAGAAATATATACTACGATGATAATGATGATATAGGTATAGATGATACAAATAAAGGTATATTATTTGCAGATTTAATTAATTTTGCAACTAATATAGTTGATGTAAAGAAGATAGCTGTAGAATATGATGAAAAGGATAGACAGGCATTACTTGCTCAAGACTCTGTCTATCAAGAACTAGAAGAAAGACTTACCAAAGAGCATATAGAACTATCTCAAAAGATACTAAGACTTGAAAACTTCAAAGCAAGTACAGTTTGGCTTTCTATAACAGATGATGAAAGATATATGTTAGATGAGCAAAGACAGTATATGGGACAATATGCTGAAGCTTTAAGAAGAAGAATAGAGTATTATAGAACTCATAGATTATAATATAAATAAGTGCTGTAGCTTAGGTTACAGCATTTTTTTTTTGACTATATATTATAAACAAAGAAGACAGAGAAGTAAACTCAAAGGGTGAGAGCTTCAATCTGTTAAATTAAATTTAAGGAGGTCATAAGATGACTAAGAAAAGTTTATTGGCTGAAGTAAAAATGGGAATTGAAGGTAAAGGTCTTGTGTGGTTAGGAAGAAGAACTTCCGATTACTGTGAAAAACTACATATCATATTTATAGCCACTGATATGGAAAATGAAATGTGTCCTATTGGTAGAGTAGTCGACGCTTTTGGATTAACTAATTATTTCAACACATTAGAGAAATCTGATGTGATTTTGATTGGAGTAAATAGGGACTTCTTGAGCAATATTGAAAATGAGAAGTTAGTTCAAGCTTTGCCTAAGGAAATTTTAGAAATAGAAGATACAGATAAAGAAGCGAGATATACTTCTGTGACTATGTATGCTTCTTTATTAGGTGGGATAAAATCTTTCGCCGATAATGTAAACATCATTGAAAGTTATGAAACAATGATGGCTGAAAGATTTGAAAGTGGCACATTAGACAAGGCAGACATGATGAATATGGTTATTCTTCATAGAACTTTCGCAAATGCTATCATAAATGATAATAATTTTATAGCTGGAGTAAGAGATAATAATTTCTCATTCTGGTCAGTTAGAAAGATATTGAAGTATCTTGTACAAAAGCATATTGAAATATTTACTTCATTAAGTGGAAACTTTGATTACCAATTTACAGGAAGAACTGGAACTATTGCTGGTGGGTATAACGGACACCCATTCTATGCTAGAAGATTCCAATAAAGATATTGGCTGGGATATTCCCAGCCTTTATTTTTTTTTTATGTTCCTAAGAAAATATAAGTATATATAATATATGTAGTAGCAATACTGATAAAAATTTTAAGGAGGAAAATTATGAAAGAGTTACATCAAGACACAAAAATGATTAAAGGAGTATTAGAGGAATTTGCTTCTTGTCATTACTCTAATCTAGTTAAGGCTCTACTGTCGTATGAGTTAAGCTGTGATGATGAGGATATACTACAAGAGGCGTATGATGACCTTATGACAAAAGATGGAGTTAATCTTATTTCAGATGAATTAAGAGATAAGGTAATATCACTTATGGAAGAAAAGAAAGGGGAATAGATATGTTAGTATCATTTAGATTTAAGCAGTTTACAGATGATATGGAAGAAGTTGATAGACTTAGAACTGTTAAGCACAATTTCATATTAGGAATAATAATAAGAAGATTTAAAACTGTACTAGAGTCTACACATCACATAGTGTGTGATAGCATATATACTATGGGTCCAACTGAGAAAACTAAAGCAAAAGCATTGGAGCATACATTTGAAATAGATGGTGCTGACTACAAGGGACTATTTAACACTATGAGAATGATTATGAGATTCGACCTTGTAAAAGATACAATATTAAAAGAGTTGCAAGAAACATCATTTTCTTTCGATATGAACTTAAATACTAATAGATTATCGGCTGATTATAAGCTTATAGCAAAGAACTTAGATAAAGACCATATCAGTGTATTTATTGAAAATAGAGTTTACTATGATATGTGTGAAAATGTTATAATACCACAATATGTGGCTACAGTAGGGAGTGATATAAAATGAAGAATTTAACTAAAAAGGAAAGATTTGATAGAGTGTTAGCAGAGCTTAAAGCGATAGAAGGACTTGATATTATTGCAAGCTATTATTATGACCACAAAGAGTTATACGCTGCAAGTGGAAAAGAAAATATGTATGGTAAAGTTGATTTCTTAGACTTATCTATTGTACTTGTAAATCCTATAGCAATATCTGGAACTGATAAAGAGGAAATTATAAATGATTATGATACACTTGTAGACGCTTCACTGTATGCAGCACTTTGTGGAGAAATAGGATATTATTTTGATAATCCAGTTATCGTAGCTTTTACAAATGAGTATACAGATGATAAGACTGTAAATGAAGTTAAAGCTATCTATAAGACATACTTTAATAAGAAGGGAGATATCGCAGATGGATATATGGAAGTTTGCAATATATTCAGTTTAAATATGTTAGGAGATTCTTGCGATAATTCAGTTCTATTTGAAGATGAGTTTAAGATTACAAGTGATACAGACTTCTTAAACTATAGAGCCACTCATAACTATGGAGAAGGATATATGATAAGAAAGCTTATAAGAGATGTCACAAGACAAGTATGGAATTATATGAAAGGTCCTGAAGTTTCAGCTGATAACTTTATCGAAATACTTGCAGATGATGGAGTAAATGCTCTTGCAGTAGAAATAGCAAGTAAAGTACACAAAGAAATGGGTTCTAATATACTTAATGATAAGATATTTACTGAGTTTATAGTAAATAAAGATTATATTCCAGAAGACCCAGTAATAGCAGAAGCTAAGAAGGCATAGGTGGTATTATGGATAAAGGAAATTGGTGGAGTTATTTCTTTAAAGATAGAGTAAAGGCTTTAGATGAGCTTAACTTATTCTATAGAAGAAAGTGGAATAGTATTAATTGGATGGGTAAAGTATATGATGAGGATTTATCTCCTAAAGATAAATGGAGCAAAACACTGAAAATTTTAAATGACATAGCTACCGATAACACTTACCCATACCGTATCTTATATCGTGGTGTACCAATAGAAGAGGATAGCGATAATTGGCATAACGTTTTATTTACTAAACGTGAAATAGAAAAAGAGCTTTTAAATGTATTTAAAAACTATCCTAAATATTCAGCTCATACTGAAGAAGGTATTAAAAATGATGAGCTATATAAAAGTATAGTAGCTCTTATGGGATTTATGCAAGATACAGGAGCTTACTATGGTGTATTAAGAGTTGGACACTATATAGATGATGATATCGTAGAAGCTTATGTTATGAGTGATAAAGATAGGTATAATTCTATAATGTCTAATATATTACTTAAGTATGACAATGTCTTTTCTAAATTGTATGAGATTGACAATTTAGATAGTGATATAGATAGTATCTTAAATCTTGAGGATAAAGATGAGATGAAGAGAAAGATAAAGGAATTAGTTCTATCTAATTGTACAGCAATATTTAATAAAGATAACTCAACTATATCAGACTTAAAAGATGGCGTTGTAAAGTTTATAAGAGACTTTAAAAGAGATAATAAAGAAGTCTTTGAACTAGCAAGTCTTATAGGTGATAATGATGAGACATCTAGTGAATATTACTTAGGTAAACTACAACGTTATATAGATAATAAATAAAATATTGGCTGGGTTACCCCAGCCTTTATTTTTTTTT